TTACCTACCGATACAAATTGATTCTTATAATCTTGATCGTAGAAAATGTTTAACTCATAACCATTTAATGAAGAATGACCAACTCCAAAAACTAAATTATTATCTCTAAGAACTGATATTTCAGGATTGATTAATGAAAATTCATGAACCCCTCCAGTTGTGCTCAATTCTATTACACTAGCAGGATTACTAGTAACATCACTGAAGGTTTCACCTAATTTAAAATTATTATCATCAACTTTAAAAACATAATAGGATTCATTATTTACTAAACCATCTGATACATTTGTTGATGAATATTTAATTTTATCACCAGTTTCTAAATTATGTTCAACTATATTAAATGTATTTGTAGATGTAGTGACTCCACTTGTAGGGCAAGATATTGGATTTACCAATATTGCTTGTGTTCCCTCATCAAATCTAAGATCAATAGATGAAGAAGTACCAATACCTACTGATGCACTTGGTGTTAATGATAAATTGACAATATCACCATCAACTAAATTATGTGCTGTTGATACAGAAACAACTGCATCTATTCTTTGAAGAGTTCCTGTAATCTGAGTTGGATTTGATTCTAAAAGATATTCAAAACTACTTGAACCAACTGTAGTATCACCTACAAAAGATAAACCATCAGAAGATGTTGTTAAACCAACTTGAGTAACTATTCCGATGTAATCTTTTGATTTTCTTATTACAAATATATCTTGACTATTTCCACTTTCAGGTATATTAAATGTTGTTACTCCATCGTCTTTAGAAACTGTTAGTGCAAAACCTACATTAGGTTTTGTTAATGTAACTCTTTGATTTGTTTTAAATGGATGATTTGGTAGTCGTATACTGCGAGTTGGAGTTGACACCACACTAATTAAATCACCTAATGTTGATGTTGCAGTTGATCCTAAACCAACAACTGTTCCAACCCCTACAGACTCATGAGGATTAAAATATACTTGGTCTTTTACACTTGAATCAAATAACTTAGTTCTAAGTGGTATATTAAAATAATTTGGTATTAAATTAACTGAGGTTGATACTGTATGAATACCAGATGATACACCTCTTCTGACTCTTATTATATTATTTTCGTTAAATGTATTTAAAACTAACAGTTTTTCAGTTCCAATACCGATACTACTACCAACTGAAATATGTTCTGGTATATTCGTAACGTAAATATCAGTTACAATACCTGTTGTAGATGAATTAGGTACATCTTGATATACGATTGTTTGAGCTGTATTAATTCCTATTTGGTGTGTTCCTGTTAATCCTTTAATTGAAGAAGTGCTTAAACCAGAAATAATAACATTATCACCACCATTTAAACTTGGAGCAGTTGAAATATATGCAGCAACATGTTCGGAGTCTCTCCATACAAATACTGTATTTTCATATGTATCCACAGTTGTTTCAACTGATAAAACTTGTTTACCCTCTACACTCTTTACAGATACACTTAAACCACCACCATTAGTATTTGTGTTATCAAAAGTGGCAACATTACCTACCTCATAATTATCACCAGTATTAATAATACTAATAGAGTCAATAGAACCTGATGTTGTTGATTCAACAATTGATGATTGTAATGTAATTTCATTAGATTCGATTATAAAATCATTATCAGCAAATTCATCAGATACTTTATATGGATAACTATTTCTTATTAAACTTGAATTATCAAAATCAAAAGTATTTTGATTAACATTGAAATTTTCTGTAGATGGATTTGATCTATATGAATGTCCTATAAAGTATGGGAAAACAGGTAGTAATGAATTTGTATTGATACCCACAAAGTATGCATATATTCCATTAGGATATTCGGGTGTTCTACCATATCTACCATTATGAACGTCTAAATCACCTGCGTTTGTAAATTGATAATCTTCTACAAAAAATCCATTACTAAATCCACTTGGTCTATTAACAACATTAGATGTATCTAATACATATCCACTATTTAAAATTCTAACTGCAGAGTTATCATCATTTGGATCACTATATCCATATGGACCATATATCGGATTACCATCATATGCCCATCCAATAATTGGTGAGTGACCTCCACCAGTATCTCCAAAAGTATCACTACCTATTTGAGTAGAGTATCCAACTAATGAATATTCTAATTTATTGTTAGTTTCTACTAATGCTTCAATGTCATATCTTGCAAAAGTATTAACTGTAAGACCTCTGGTACCAACTTCTAATTTAGCACCTGATCCTGGTGGGACAACTTTAATATCAATTTTATCTTGTTGATATTGTAATCCACCATCTAATATAATAACATCTGTTATTCTTCCATCAGATACAACAGCCCTTAATTTTGCACCTAATCCAGTTCCTATACCAACTACTTCTAAGTCTGGAGCAGATTCATATTCACGACCTTTTGTTTGTACTTCTACATAAGATATTTTTCCATCAGTTACAATTGGTTTTAATTGTGCTTCCTTTCCTGTTTTTACAGTTACAGCTACAGATTTTTCAAGATTTAAAATATCAGAACCATATCCTGATCCTTCTTCATATAATAAAACATCAGTGATAGAACCTCTCACCACAGGTGTTGCAGTAATAACTCCAACTGAAGTATTAGAAAGTTCATATTTTAAATTTAATTTAACATCAGGATATTTAAATACTTGGAATCCTGTTCCTTGATCTGAAAACTTTAAATAGTCTCTTCTATTATATTCAGATTTAATAGTTCCACCAAGACCTGCATTTACAATTCTAAATGCACTATCATTTACCTTTATTACTTGGTAGAAAGTGGTAGTTGTAGTTATACCTGTTGATGTAGTTAAACCTGTAATTGTTGTTGGTAATGTTGATCCAATTCCAACTGCTGTTGAATAAACAATTTTATCACCATGATTAAATCCATGATTATCAAAATGGATTGTATTTGTAATTGTGTTTATACCAGTTGGTTTAACAAAAACTTGTCTATTTTGATATCCACTTCCACCGTCTATAACTTTAATATCACTTAATGTTTTTTGATTACTTAAAAGTTTAAATTTATGAATACCAATTTTATTAGAAGTTGTAAAACCAACAGTATTAATACCAGAATTAAAATCAGTTTCGGTTTGGAACAATTTAATAGTAGTTGGATTAATAACTGATGGATAGTATGTCGCAGCATTAACTAAAGTAGTTGTTCCTAATCCTACAACAGATGTACCACTATCATTACCTACTGTTCCTATACCTAAAGGTGGATTATTATTTCTATCATAAACAAGAGGTTGACCACTAATAATATTGTGGTTATCTAAAAATGTAATGGTTTCATCAACATTGTCAACACCACCTGATTCTGTTAATAATCTTGCATCAAATGATATTTCTCTTCTTCTTTCTGATAATATAGGTTCAAGTATTGCACCAGATCCATTTCCACCTTCAATAGTAGCTGTTATCACTTTTTGGATATCAAAATCTTGTGGATCAACTTGAACTTCTTTTACTTCACCAGTAACAACTGGTCTTATCAAAGCAGTGGTATTACCTACACCAGGAGATGATAATTGAATGTTAGGTGGTGTTACAACATCATAATTGCTTCCACCATTAAGTAAATCAATTTTACTTAGTGGTCCAAAAAATATTTTATCATCAGATTTGTAATTTCTTATCTCAACTCCATTTATCAACATACCAGTGGTGCCTGGTGTTGTTAGTACTGATGAAGAATTTGTTAAATTTGGATTGAGAGGAAACTTTTTAAATAGTTTTTGAGCTGCTATTTCTTGCTCAAGAATACCAACTAATGAAAATGTATGAGTACCTGAACCTGATGGTAATGCTTCAAACTCTTCATAATCACCTATGGGTATAAAAGATCTTGATCTATAAAGACGTATTTGGTTTTGATTACTTAATACTTCAACAAAATACGAAGATTCTGGTAAATTTGGTAATACAGATCCTTGTGCTGTATAGAATATCTCATCTCCAGTTATAAATGGAACTGGACTTGGGAATGATAAAATATTATATTTAAGTGTATTTGGATCATAACCAGATTGAGGTAATTCGTTTCCTGCAATAGCATTTGGTAATATTGCTTTTGGTAAAGATGCTGTTATTTGATATGATGGTAAAGAGTTGGATGCAACATAAAAATTAGTATCTGATTCATTGTAAACATTAGTAATATCACTAGTTAAAACATTATTACCAAATTCTACATCTGCTGTGTTACTAAAAGCACGATTTATAACTCTTCTTAGATCATATTCTCTATTTGGATCTGGGAATACTGTTATTCCTGATGCATTTGTTAGATTATTAATAGAAATAGTGCTTGTTGGTTTATCAATATTACCTACAATTCCTGTTGCTATTTGAGTTTCTTCATTTCTAAACAATATTTCAATATTGTCACCAACTTTTAAACTTGATTTATCAATATCCCTTGTGAATAAAACAAGGTTAGAACCAGATATACTTTTTATTAAAAATCTTGATGATGTATTATAAATCCATGAATTTGCAAAGATTTGTTTTTTTGTTCTACTTTCAGTAGGATTTAATATTTTTTCACCAACATTTCTAACACTTATTTTTTCACCATCTGTCAATAAACGAATATCTGAGGTAGGAACAAATTTAGATAATACACCTGTTAATCTTACTTCAACTTTTTTACTTAAATCTCCATTTTCATATCCAAAATAAAACTCATTTGTTCTTACATCATCAGTAGATGATATATTATCAATAATATTTTGACATCCTAGAAATTGGTTGACTGTTTTGTCACTATAGTAAATATTAGTACTAATACCTGAAACTAAAGTTCCAGTTTGACCAAATCCAACAGTAGAATCAACTGTAATTACGGAAGAACCTGCTGAAACATTGCCAATTGACTTTGTTTTACCTGGAATGTTAAAAGTTCCTTCAATTAGGTCTACTTCATTAAAACCAACAAATAATGCAATTTTATAATATACCTTTCCCTTTCTTGTTATAGGTTCAACTTCAGATATTGAAGCTCTAGTTGCAGAGTCGGTTGATTTAACGATTGTCTGTCCCACTAAATTTAGTGGATTTCCCGATAATGCCTCTGCTAATACAATCTCTCGTCTTATATACTCTGCAGATGATGGTTTTATTAAATATTGCTCTAAATCAACAACTTTAGGATTTTCATTGTATAAGACATTAAATAAAATCCTAAATGACTCTTCTGTACCTTTTGATTGGTATAAAGATTTTGAATTTTTGATAAAATTACTTACATCTAAATTATTAACAAATTTAGAGTTTTCTAAACCAGGTGTAAGTTGTTTTTTGGTCTTATTATAAAATTCTTTTAAAAATAATGCACTTAAATTAACTACAGTTGCATCATTATCATGATTAATTGCATCTGAGTCTGTAAAAATTAATTCTGTTGGATTATTTTCTGCATGATATGTTGTAATTCCACTAAAACCACGAATACAACCAGTAAAACTATTAGTTGTAATTCCAGTATATGTTATGACTTCATTTTCAATCTTGAAAAGACCATATTCATTAGGAAATCCCTTTGTACTACTAACATTTATAGTTGTTGAAGTAGTTGTAATACCACTTGTTAACTTAGTTTCACCAACAACAACTTCGGGTGTTAAATTATCTAATTTTATATACTGATCCAGATTATCAGTTAAGTCAATCGGACCTCCCTGATATTCTTGGGAAATATAGTACTGTTTTAAAAAATCTACTGCCTTTGGACTTTCAGATAATAAAAATTCAGGTATTTGATTTTCGATTATCTGTTGGACTTTGACTCTCTTATCAATTCCAGTGGTTATCATATTATCCTCTTACCAATGCTCCATTTGCGTAACTTGATGTAACCTTGAATCCAACACCAGAAATCTGCTCACCAGATGTAATAGTGTCTTTAACCATATTTATGGCACTATCTCCAACAGCAAAACTCAAGTACAAGTCTTTTAATCCTACAATATCATTTGATTCGGGGAATGCCTGAATTTCCACAATATTATTTGATCTTTGAGTTGATGTTATATTAACCGTTGATATGATTACTTCTCCATGTGCATAATCAACAATACCTGCAGAAGCAACTACCAATTGTCCTTGAGATAATTCAGCATCACCCTTTACAATAGCTAAAATACCCTTTCCACTTCCATCTAATGTACCATCAGGATTTCTGTTTGGTATATCTGTAAAATACACCATATCATTTACTCCTTGAATCGTAAATCCAGTGCTTTTTATATTTTTACCTTCTGGATTGATATAGAATCTATTACCATAACATAATTCATATTGAGCAAATTGATTTGTTAATGCTCTTAGGTTTCTTCTAATTCTAACTCTTGTAATATTTGAAGTAATCGCATCATCAATCTTATCAATAACATTCAACACCTTACTATACTTAAATCTTCCACCAAATTTGTTAATATCAGTTGATGATCCATAAGTAAGTAATCCATTTGTTATCTTTGTTTTTAGATCAGATACAGTTGTTACCTTTGATGCATCAAAATAAACAAATGAGTCTAATTCGACATATAATAGTTTTAAATCTAGTATTTTTTGATTTATTCCTGCAAGAGCATAACTCTTTAAATTAGACAGTATTGCATTTTTATCAAAATCAGATACAAATTCACCATTCTTAGGTTTGATTGTAATGAATACCGTTCCAAATTTGGGTGGATCAAGTTCCTCTCCACCAACGACTGAAACAGATTCAGTGTTTGGATATATTTGTTGTATTATACTCTCATAATCTCTTGCTGTAACTGCTCTGTACTGTGATGAATACAATCTAGGTGCAAAATACTTAATAGAATCAATTGACTCTATATTACCCCCGTTAGATGCCGCTGAGATGGTTGTAATTGATGGTGTACCTGACGGTAATGATATTTGGTTTGTAGATGATACTACACTACCTGCATAGGTAAATGATGAAGGACCGTTACCTTCAACACCATCTGTGACAATGTATGATACTGTTATGACTGAATCATTTTCTAATTTTTTACCAAATATTCCATCACCAAAGAGAAGTTCATATCTTTCATCTGTGGTTTCTTGTATTAAATATGTTTCTGATATATCTGTTATATTGAGAATATTGTCAACTTTACGATATTCTCTACCTAAACCAGTATCTGCAGCACCTTTTACATAAACATTAATAGTTGAAGTGTCTATAAATGAATTTTCGAGTAAAAATCTTTGATCTAATGAACCATCAACAGTAAATGTCTTTGTTAGATAGGTTCCTTGATATATTATAATGTCATTAAACGATCCTGTACTGCTTATTATATTGCCATTTACGTCTAAATTTTGTGTTGTGGTCGTTGTAATTGATTCTGGTATGGAAAACACATATGATGAGTCATTTTGTGCACCTACACATACCAAACCTGCTTGAAGAGTAAGAGTTGGTGTATTACTACCAGTTGTTACATCAAAAGAAACCGTTGCTTGAGCAGCTGTTCTTGATTTTGGTACATATCCTATGTTTCGAGCAAGTGAAACGACATTTTCACGAACTGTTGCAGAGTCTAAAAAGGACTCATTCACAATCATATTGGAATTAAATGCTGTAATATAGGTATTATATGCTAAAGTGTCAATTAAGACTGAAAAATTAGATCCTTCAAAGTCAAAATCCGTAAAATCGGAGTTTGCACGGATATAATCCTTAATTGAAGTCTTAATTTGATCAAAATCGAGGTTTGTAAACTTAGTAAAAGGCATTTATCTTGTTGCTTCGAGCATGAATGTGAATTCTTGTGTGGGAATGTCCTGTCCAACAATATTAAAGAATACCGCAACCTCAAATTCATTCGTATCTGGTCTTGGTTCTACTTCAACTCTTACATTATCAATTCTAGGTTCAAAGTTTTCAAGTGTAATTTCTATTTGGTTCTGAATTACCGATGCAGTACCAAAATCTACAAAGTCAAATAGGCTATCACGCACCTCAGACCCCAATACTGAGTTAAAAAACCTCTCAGTGGGTATAGTTTGTATTAAATTTGTTACAGACTTCTTAATTGCATTCTCATTTTTGAGAATTGTAAGGTCTTTTGTGACTGGATGAGGGGTAAATGACAAACTTATGTCCTTAAATGCCCTCGATATCCGCTTTATTGCCATTTAAACAAGAGTTTTCCTGTTTTATTTATGACACTTTTTTGTAAATGATATTATTTATCCTAATTCTGGTTCAATTTTGATTTCTTGAGTGATTTTTTTCCTTTCTTTTGCTGTTTTCCAGAAATAATTCTCTTCTGAACCTAATCCATCACGATCATGACCGTTTTCAACCTGATAATATACGGTTGAAACCTTAAAATCAGGCACTTTTGGTGTTTCTGGTGTAATACTGTTGTCGTAAATCCTCATTCTGTTGTTTGGATAGAGACAAAACTGTCCATTGTCCAACTCTAAGAGGTTATGAGACTTATGTTCGGCAGGTTGTTCACTTGTAGAGTAGTCAATTGCATCAACACTTTCGTGATAATTGTCTAAAGTACAAATATAAGTACCTGTTTGGTTGCCAAAATCCCTTGTCATCACTTCAAAATGCATTGAACCGATAAATTGCTTCTGAACTGCAACGACACCATAGTCCATACAGTTCCAAAACTGTAAATTATGCAGTGTCATATCAGGTGTGGGAGTCTCTGGGTCGGTTGTAAACGCAGAAATGGGCAATTTATCAAACATTGCAGCATATTCTGGTAAATAAGTTTCAAAATAAAACGCACGACCAGGTATACTTTTCGCAGATACCCAGACTCCCTTTACAAATTCACCGTGACCACTCTTATGATCGGTCAAATACTCTTTTCTTACCCATACTTCATAAGAAGGTAGATTCGCAATCAACGTAGACATCTATTTTCCTTGCCCTCTAGGTCTTTTACGAGCCGAGTTACGGGATGTAGCGGCATATTTCGAGTGTTTTCCGTTTCCTTGTCGAGTTTTTTTCGGATGACTTTGGATAGTATTTCCAGTGTTAAATGTTTTTGCCATTAGATTCTTCAAATTTTACATCGGTTACAAGTTCGAGTGGATGCGGTGATCCATCTGCGAAAAATTGGTCTGCAAGATCTTGCATTTTCTCAAAGTACTCCTCTTCGGTAAGATCTTCAAAGAGTATCTTACCTTTGTGAGAAATACTATATAACTCTTGTTTTTTCATGTCCTACACGAATACGAGGGTCGCACATAATACGGAATCCTGCCTCCTTTGCATCTAAGCAAAATGAGACATCTTCTCCGCACATATCTTGAACAGCACCAGATTCAAATACCTGCATCTTCGGAGCAAACCAAGGATAAGGCATTTGTTTGTCTTCAAATACTCCATGTTTGATCAGTAACCATCCGAAACCTGCATAGTCAACTGTAAATGGTTTTGTTCTCTTTGAGATTGAGTCGATGGTTTCATGGTTCATCACTCCACCGTTACCTTTGAAGTCATCCTCATCTAACCAGTGAGCGACTGAAGTTGTTCTTCCATCTTCTGTACAATACCAACCTGATGCAATCTTTTCGTCCATTAACACAAGTTGATAGAACTTCTCAACATTAAAAACAATATCAGAGTCTATCCATAGTTGATAATCATACTTTAACTTACCATCCCAAGGTAATTGATCAGGACCACGAAGAACATTTGCACCAAGACACTTACATCGGGCAAAATTTACCATTGATGAATAATCTTGTGATATTTGTATACTTGCTTTGTTATGTACAAGATCAAAGCATAGAGTTACAAAGTTCTTTAGAAATGTATATGATACTCCTCGACCTGGTAGACAAAATACAATTGTCTTACCTGCTACCATTCTTTTTGCTTTATCGTAATCCCACTGTGGTTCTTCTGATGCTTTTGCCTTTGCTTTTGCAGTCGCAGCTGCTGATTTAACAGTAAATCCCTTTGCCATACTATTGTTCAATTATAATTATATAATACTCTATTATCTATACAATGTCAATAAGAGTCTTTTATCTTTTTTGTTCGGTTTCTTTGATTGCTTTCATTACCTTATGATCTAATACAATTCCTTTATGTTTTAAAACTATTGCCTTTGCCATAGTCATTTTTGAACTATAGAAAACAATAGTTTCATTTAAGCCTGAGTCACCACTCATAAATCCTCCTGTATAGTACCTTTATATGAACCTCTCTCTTTAACAAATATATCACTAATCTTAATTATTTACAAGTTTAATGTTTGCTTTATATTTCTTTTGTTACATTCTTATCGAGGGAATCGTTGTCATCATCTAATTTTCTGACAACTGGTGGTGCAATTACACGATGAAATTCTCGAAAATATTCCATTCGGTCTTTTGCATAATACTTGGGTTTTTCTTTCTTACTCATCCTTGTCTGTGATGACTACTTCATCTCCATCCGAATTAAAACTAATTGGTGTTCCTTCGTACCAATTCATTTCATTCATTATCCATTCGGGTATGATAGTATAGTATTCCCCAGTAACAGGATCGGTCTCTATGATGCTAGAAATTTCTGCGGGATTTTTTTTCATGTAGTGGATTTCATTTTTCATTTCTGACTGTATCTATACCTGGGAAAATTTTTATATATGAAATGCAACTTATATCTCTCTTCCGTAACACTTTGTAGGTTAGGTTCCCAGTGCGTTTTTATATAAGGGGGCGTTTAACCCCCCAACTGCTGTGATCACGAACGAATGATATTAAAGTTATAATAAGAGAAGGTCTCTCTGTCTACCAACTTAAAGACTCCGTGAAGTCCACTCATTACATAACCCTCCCCTGAGATGTAGTCATTGCCTAAGAAGCACTCAGCATCAAAATTGTCTCTCATTCTGAGCATAAACTCCTCCTTGATTTTCTTCACCAGTAACCACAACCGCACCAACTGATAGTTTGCGAACTCCTCCGCAACTATCTCATCTCCGTCACGAATGTACGCATTAAGATCAATTTTAATTTGCTTTGCTTCTTTCTCTGTGGCAAAGTCCACAAGTGTGGCAACCTGACGGGCAAACTTTATTAACTGTGAGATGTCATGACCTGCACCCAACTCAGACAACCACGCATCAGGTTGAACGAACATTGTCGGATCTAACTTATCCAATAAGGGTGATGCTGTCATTGTTTTCATTGTCTCCCCTGTATACTCTGTATGAGGTGCAACCACAACTCCCACGTTTTGAACTTT